GTCGATCTTCGCGTCACGAATGTTCGCCTTCTTTTCGCGCGACGATGACGCATACCCCAAACGGCCATCATTGCCAAGCCACGCACCACGCCGCGTGTAAGTGATGTCGTAGGCGTAGCCAGCTGGGGTGAACACGTACCCAGTGACGTTCACATCTGCGCCAGCGTTCACATCGTTTCCGGCTGTGACATCGTTCGTCGCAGTGACGTTCGTTTGATCCAACAAACCATCGACAAGGTCAGTCAACTGCTGCAAAGCCTGAGCCGTCTGCGTGCCAGTCGGTGCCTCGAGTTCCTTAATGCGTCGTGCGTGTTCGGCAAGTTTCTGCAACAGCTCACCCAACTGCCCGTCAGGTGGCACCACGTAGCCGCCCGCCATCAGCTCAACTCCGGCTGAAACTTCACAGACACAACACGGCCCACAGCGTCCCCCGACCTCGACAGAATGCGCAAACGGTGCTCCCCGGCAGGTACATACAAATCCGAAATGACGCGCACCTTCGCAAAGTCACCCACCGAGTAGCCAGCCAAGAAAGGCCGTTGGTCGGTGCGGTGCGAGAACGACCACGTTTCCACAGTCCTATCGCCGCGCAACGCTAACTCCGTAGCGAACCCCTGCAATGTGTCAACGTCTGTAATGGTCGCCCGTGACGAATCGACAGCCTCAAGCAGCGGGAACCCAGCCGCCGACAGGCTCACATTGGTACCCACCGCAACCAAAGCTTCATCAGATGCGCGCCCCCCTGAGGCGTAAACGCGGCCAGCCGTCTTGTTGCCGTCCACCCTCACGCGGAAGTCATCGACAGGGGAACCAGGCACACCCAACGTGAACACTGGCTCCACCGCCGAGAACAGTAACGGCTCAGTAGGTGTGCCAATCAGCATTACCCACTCGATGCCGAGAAGGTCTGTCGTGAGTCGGGGTTGGAAGCGAATGTCCGGCCCACCGTCAACCTGCGTCAGTTCCCGCAACCGCTGACCGACCGAAGCCAAGTCGGCACCCCGATAGTCGCGTACGTTCGACCCGGCAATCGCGGTCGGCAACACGACAGGCACGTCACCGTCAGTCCAGGCCTGCGCCTGAGCAACCAAACCCCGCGCGACACCCTGCAAAGAAGTGGTGAAGCTTGTGTCCGCGGTCGGGTCAGTTGGCAGAACACCGTCAGCCGAAACGGGCAACACCATTCGGTGATCGAAGTACGACCACATTCCCGAACCGGTCAACGTCAAAGATGTGGGAGAAGTCCAGTCGTGTGACCAGATCGGGCCAGCCTGCAAAACAGTGGACCCATCGACAGCCGCAAGGAACGCTTTGCCAGGACGCGCCGACTCGGACAAGCCCAACCGGGCAACGTCAGGGTCACGCAGCGACACCGTGCAAGAAATTGAACCAGAATCGTTCAACACGTCCGACCACGATCCCGACACGACCGGCAACGTTTGAATGCGCCGCCCCGTCAGCAGGTCGCCCACGATCCAAGTCGTCACCAGTAACCATCCGAAATCTGCACTGACAGTTCAGGCGTACCTGAACTCGCACCAATCGAGTTGAGCTGAACCTCAAACGACTCGCCCGGTGCGACCGGGAAAAACTCTGAGACGGTCAGATACGTTGACCCGTCCGATTCCCCATCAACCACCACAGCCCCCGTGCGGAAATCGATCATCACTTCAGAACCAGCCGGAACAATGCGGTCATAGCGAACCCGCTGACCAGTGTCCAACCGTTGAACGAAAAACCCGGCAGTTAGCGCCCCGGAGACAGTCATGGTCGGCCACACAGAAGCGGTGCCCGCATTTGACAAAGTCACCCGCCCCAAATCACCGTTCGCCCCATAGTCAAGAACGCCGCTCGGCTCAAACAGTTCATACGTCAACCCGCCGCCAGCAGACGGCAGGCCGGTTGTGACCGTGCGCGGGGCCGCATACTTCACCGGGTCGTAACAGACAAAAGTTGCCGTCACCGTTGCCGCGTCACTTGACAACTCATCGACACTCACCGACCCATCGAGTGAGGCGGTGACACTCAATGTTCCGAAGTCATCCTCAACAGAAATCGTGATGGGTTCGCCCGAACTTTGCACCGCAGAAAACTCCGACCACAACTCAATGGCTGCGCTAGAGGTAGACCCAAACAGGGCACCCTCGAAAGTGAGACTGCGCGCCGAACGCCACGCCTGCGCTACCGAAAACGCACCATCAGCCGAAGGCCGGTTGACAGCGTCAGCCCTCATCGGGGGTGACCCATACCAACCTGCCAACCGTGTGTACACGCGGCCCGTGTCAGCGTTGAGCCGAAACTCGACCCCGTCAATAGTCACCGAAGTCATACGAGCGCCAACCTTCCGCCGAGTCGTTGCTCGAGCTGATCGAGAAGCACATACGGGTCGGGGTTGATGAGGGTGATTTCGCGCCCACTTCCGCCGCCAATTGCCGCGCCGAGCTCCGTCAACACAGACGGCGACAACGGCAACACAACCTCGTCATAACGGCCCTCGCCAACTGTCGCGCGAACCCCGCCAGGACGCGCCGAAACCAAACCGCCTTCAGCCATCGCAACCGAACCGAACGCACCCTGCGAAAACTCGGTCGCAGAAATGCCACGGTAGAAGTTGTCCATAGAGAACGAATTGACCAACGCCAAAGGCGACAAACGCGGAACGCTGATGTTCAGCCCAAACGTTTCATTTAGGAAACGTGCGACGGGTCGCATTCCGTCGAGGATGCCGTTGATAAATCCGATGATTCCGTTGAGGCCCGAGCGGAAAAAGTTTTGTACACCCGCGCCCGTGTCGAACAGAAACTGTGCAACGCCGATGATGGCATCCTGAATCGGTTCCGGCAGGTTAGCGAACGCATCCCGAAACTCATCAACGGTGATTTTGCCGTCCTCAAGGGCGGTCATCAAATCCAGCATGTACCCGAGCACACCCGCGCGCACGTCAAGGTCAGCCAGGAACAAGTCGAGAACAAACCCGATGGCCGGTTCCAGCTTGATAAACAGATCGACTAGTTTTTCGACTAGCGGAACGCCATCCTCAAGCATCCACGCGGAAAACTTCTCAGCGGCAGGCAACAGGGCTTCACCAATACGAGCCTGAGCATCCTCAAACTGTGCGTTCGCAATCCGCTGCGAGTTCGCCAACCCGTCCGACGTAGCCGCAAAATCGCCCTGAGTCTTGGCCGTCTGCTCAAGAAGAAGCCCGTAACGAGCTTGCACCTTCTCCGCCTCAGTAAGCGCCTCACCCTGAGTACCGATCCCGTTAGCCGCAGCAAACGCCTCCACGGAAGCCGCAGACAAGTCCAACCCAAAACGGCGCAAAGGTTCGGTCTCACCAGCAAGGCCCGACTGAAACAACCCCAAAGCTTCATCCACGTCAATGTTGAACACAGAAGCAAAGTCAGCACCGCGAGTGGTCAGATCATCAATGACACCAATGACATCGCCGCCCTCACCGGCAATCGTCCCCGCAAAAGCTGAGAACCGCGTCGCCAACTGGTTGAACCCAATCTTGGACAACCCGAGCCGTTTCGCCGCCGTATCACCCAACCGGCTGATCTCGTCAGCCTGCTCCCCATACGTCACCGACAGAGCATTAGCCGACTCCTGCAAATCAGAAGCAGCCGTAACCGACCCCGCAAAGTAGTCCTGAATGTTCCCAGCCAGCCCAGCAATACCAATCGCCGCACCAACAACACCAGCCGCCTTCAACCCACCAATCAGCCCAGCACCCAACGCCGCACCACCACGATTACCCGCAGTCGTACCAGCCGCCGTCACCAAACCCAACTGCGAGTTGACCGCCGCTGCCGTACCATCCATCGACGGCACCAAAGAGTAATAGGCAACACCGATCTCATTACCTCGAGCCATCAGCTACCCCTTACTAGGTGTGCGCCCATTACGCGCAAACAAGAACGCCTCAACCTGATCGAAAGCAACCGCCTTGCCAAACTGTTGACCAGACTTACCACCAGGACGCTTGACCGGCTTTGGCCTGCCACCCTTACCGCCACTGCGTTGCCAATTTGCCGCACCCAACACGTCAAAAATGTTTGCCAGCATGTGCAACTCCGCCGACCACTGCGGGCCACGCACCGCCTGAAACAGTTGACTTGACGCAGGCATGAACTTGACCCACACAGCAAAGTCATCCCACCCAAACCGAGGCGAACCAATCAGACGAGGCGACAACCCCAACGCCAACAACTCATAGTGAACGGCCTCCCGATACTCGACTACGAGCTCGTAGAGGCCCCAGATTCCCCCATAGAAACCGCCGAAGCCACAGTCCACGCCTCAGTCAACTTCTTGATCTGGTACGGCGACATCGACTTCCAAGCCGCCGCAGCTTCCGTTAACCCCAACTCTTCCAAAACCGGAATGTGACCGACACCGCCACGCTTCTTTGCCGCCTCGAGCACGGGCAGCGGAATGTACTGCATGAACGGAATCTGATGCGTCTTGCCGTCTTGTTCAAACTCGAACAGGATCGACGGGTCAGACAGGTCAACCTTCGGAACAACAAACATGATCGCCTCGAATCGGCCTCGGAAAAGAGTTAGAACCTGTGGGGGGCCACCCGAGGCATGACCAGCCCCCCACAGGGGATTAGGAGGCGAACTTGGTCTTGTACAGGTACGCCTTGTTACCCGAACCATCCGGCAAACACGTGATGGTTGCCGGCCAACTGACCGGCTGACCGTCAACAAACGTCACTGACACTTCGCCGGTCATTTCGCCGTTCGGCACGACCACGCGGATAGCGAAATCGCCGTCAAGAATCTCGAACACCCACGAACGCGGCCCAACCTGCGTGCCGTTGATCGTGACAGTGGTCACCAGACCGCTCACCGAAACCTGGTCAGCGCCAAACACTTCCTCAAGCACTTCGTCAGAAGTTTCGATGAACGTCCACGCAAAAGTGAGGTCGTCGGTGGCCTTGATGATCTTGACCGGTTCGCCACCCCACGCACGAATCGTGGTGATGTCACCACCCTTAGTCATCGACAAGCCATCTTCAGACACATAACCCAAACCGGTCAGGCCAGCGTCAAGCGAACTGGTGGGGTTGGTCGGAAGAGTCGCCGTGGTAGCGCCAGCGTAGACACCGCCGGTTGCCTTCGGCTTTCCAACGACCACATCGGAGGCATCATTAGCCATTGTCGTTACCTTTCATTCATGCCTCGGGCAATAGAAAAACGCCCCCAAAAGGGAGCGCCACGCAAACTAGGTTGCGAGCTTTACAGGGCCACGCCTCGCGCGCCTACGGAAAAAGTGAACGTGTACCGCTCGTGCGTGTCCACGTTCGGGTCGGGCAGATTCGCCAACGCAGCAAACAACTGCGGCGTGTACAACTGCACGCCCGACACCTGATCCACCGCCAACAAGTGCGCTTGCGTGAATCGGGCAAACGCCGACGCAGCAACAGTGGTCAACCCGTAACACTCAACCAGGAACGTTGACCGCTCCAACATGACCTCGGGGACCGACCCACCCACGCGGTACACGCGAGTAAACAAGTCGGGCCGCGATTCGGGCACGTTCACACCAGCACGCCGAGTCGTATAGGTTGCGTTATCCGTGTACACGGCGTTCAGATACGTAATCAGTAGAGCTTCCGTGTCAGGAAACTGGATGACCTCGTTAGCCACGTTTCTCCTCCACAGCCCTCGTCAACACACGCTTCGACTGTTCCGCATCATTACCGGCAAACGTCGCCGCCACAATTGCCACACGGGGCACTTTTCGACGGCCTGCCGCTAATTCCACATCAACAATGAAATCGTTACCGTCAGAGCCGAGCACTTTCCGGTTTGCATCATCGGCAATGTCTTGACCAATTTCCTGCATGTTCGCCGCGATCCGCGCGCCCGCCTGCCGCATAAACTGGTAGTAGCCCAAACGGTTCCACCGAAACCCAGGCCTAACCACTGAACACCCTCAACCGAGTTTCCGAATGCGCTGCAACACCAGATGGGCCACGGTGAATCAACGGCTCACCAATCACTTCGTAGGTGACACCGTTGTAAGTGATTCGGTCGGCGGGGTCAATGTCAATCGTGCTCGAGCCGAGCAACCGTGCCGTCACTTCGACACCGAAGCGCAAATTGATCTCGTCATCCGTGCCGACCATCTGAAACCGCACATTTGACAACGACGCGGACACAGGAGCGACAGCCCAGTTCGGCACCGCCACCGAGTTGTGAGCGTCAGCAACACGTTGAGGCCGCAACCGAGTGACCGTGTCCGTGTAAAACGACCTCACGGGCGCAACACCACCACGTTAGCCATCTTCGGGAACAGTCTGTCTAGGACCGCTTTTTCGCCTGCCGTCAAGTCACTAATGGCCTTGTACGAATCGAACCCGAACGTGACCGACTCACTGCCCGCCGACTCCTGCTGCACACCCGTAGCCGCCGCCACATTGATTTGCGCCAACCGAGACGCAACACCACACACCAGCTCTTTGACCTCATCTGGCACCGTGGCGAACCCATGCGAATAGGTCACCTCAAGGTTTCCGCCAAAGTTCGGCGTTTCCAAAATGCCACCCGAACGCAACACCCACTCATCAGATCCGAGGGTGTACGGGTCGTCAGGGATCGACACGTCCTTCACCGTCGTGATTGTTGTCACGGGACGTTGGGGCAACACCACAACTGGCCCACGCACAATGATCTCTGACGTGTCCGCGGTGATCGTCTGTCGCACATACCCACGCACACGCGCTGACGCACGCTTGAACATCGCAGACGCGATAGTGCCGTAACCAAACGCTGTCGCGTCTGTCTGGTCAGCAAGGTTTGTCATAGCCGCTCCACTTCCTCACACCATGCAGTCACTTCACGGTCAAACCGTGCGGCCTGAAACTTTGCCCGCTCAAGCGCAGCCCTTGAATAGTCATCCCACCCCGCAAGTACGGTGCGAATCTGTTGAACCCACTGCCACGGCTGCTCACGGTCAGCCCACAACCCGACACCCTGCAAGTTCTCAATTAGTCCCGGCAACGGGTTCGCAATCACAGGAATACCGTGCGACATTGCTTCAGAAGCGGCCATGCTCCACGACTCCGTAGCGCTAGGCACCAACAGCACCCGCGTTTCAGCCCACACCCGGTCAGCCATTTCGCCGGCAGAAACATGGTCAATGACCGTCACGTTTCCGCGGGGCCGACCTCGAGGCACAGACTGCTTCCCGTAGCCACCCTTGACACCCAAAAAATCAACGTCAGGCATGAGCCGCACAATCTCCCAAAACGGGCCAACCTTGTTCGACTCTTCCAAGTTCACAACCGTCACCCGCGAACCATTACGCGGCACCATCGGCAGTTCCACCGGAGGATGCACGACAACTTGCCGACCATGCCGCAGCTCGCGGCGCATTACTTCGCTGTTGACCGTCAGCAAATCCGGGCGCGTGTTGTACACGCCAATCTCAACTGCCATACGCGAGTTGTGACAGACCGCCACACGCTTACCAGTGAACCCCTCGACCGGGTTCGCCCAGTCTGGGTGGTACACGCACACATCACCCGCAGGTGTTTCATGTCCGCCGTAGCGAACCGGAATGCCCTCCCACTCGCGCGGGGAGTCTTTGTCTTGCGTCCACACTTCGACTGAATGCCCACGACCCTGTAGGGCCTGCAACATGCGGTGGGTCATCAGTTCGGAACCGATGAACCGCCGAGGCGGGTATGACACCAAAGAAGCTGTAACGTGCATACCCGCCTCGGGATTCACTCAGGTCAGCTCAGGAACGAGCTGAATGCGTTCTGCGAAACACCACCGGAAACGAACGAACCGATAGCAACCTGACGGGTCACCTTCGCGCCGTAGACGTTCAGGCCGCGAACAATGTCCGCGAACTTCGTCTGGTGGCGAAGCGCTTCCGTCTGCGCAATCTGGCCGACGTACGCCGCCGACGCAGTGTGGTAGCCAACACAGGTGGGCTTGCTCTGGTCGCCAAGCAGCGGCGACTCAAGCACGTTGAAGCCCCAAATGCGGGCAATCTGCCCGTTGCGCAGTTCGTTCTCAGCCGACGCAAGCGCCGACTCCGACAGGCCATCCACCAGGTACTCCGAGAAGGCCGGGTTGACGACCAGGAACCGGTCGCTCGTCGGAATCTTCTTGTTGTTCAGGAACGTGCGAACCTTGAGAGCCGCAGCCTTCGCGTCGTCGTATGAGTCGATGGTGAGCGGCGAAGCGCCGGTCACGTTCAACGTCCACGACTCGGTCAGGAACTTGTTGAGCAGGTAGTCCTCCGCCGACTCCGCAAGAGCACGGCCAGCCGAAGCAGTCCAGTCCTCCATCGTGCCTGCCGCCTGCACCCGGTCGATGTCGTCAACGATGAACGCAAACGCCTCTTCCTGGTCGATGGCGAGGTCTTGGCCGTCGTCGTTCATCGCCTCAGCGGTGACGGTGCGGCTCGAGGAGTAGTCGGTGATCGTCGGGGTGACAGCACCGGTGATCTTGACCGTGTTTCCACGAGTCGCTTCACCGTCGTACTTGCCGTTCACCGTGGGGATGACGACCTGAGCCGCCAGGAACTCTGTTTCGACCGCAGCCGACCAGATTTCGGGAATGAAGTTGTCAATAGCCATGAGAGGCCCTTTCTAGGATTTGCCCATAAGTCCGTCGAGTCGTCCGTCGCGGTATGCGGCGAGACGTTCCTGACTTGTCATGGAGCCGAGTTGATCTCTTGAGGTGATCTGCTTTGCCGAACCAACCGGTTCGCCCTGCCTGCCTTGGCCGTCCGCCGATGCTGCGGCTGAAGGTCGTGACGCTTTCAGATCAGCGAGAAGTTCATCCGCGTCCGCTTCCAGCTCTTCACGAGTGGCACCCATAAGGCGTTTCGCCTGAGTAGGTGTCAGTCCGCGTTCAAGAGCGATCTGGTTTCGGATAGCGGCGGTTTCGAGAGCGGTCGCGCGTGCCTCAGCCTGCGCCGCTCGCTCTGCCAACTTCTCTGCTTCTGACTTGTTGGCCTGCTCGATCTCGTCCAGCTTTCGGGCCTTCTCCGCAAGCGCAGCGTTTCGCGCGCGTTGCTCTCGAAGGTCTTCCTTCTGCTTGGCGAGTGTCTTGACCAGCGGGTGATCAGCGGGAAGTTCATCCCACTGCGTAGTGGTGGAGTCGTCCGTCTCGACCGTTTCGGTTGTGGCGGTGCCGTCCGTGGTGTCGGTTGTGTTTTCGGGCATTGCAGTGTTCCCCCGTTTCGGAGTTGAGAAAAGCGCCACCGTTTCGGTGACACCGACCCGCCCGAAGGCGAGAAGATTAGAAAGTTTGTTCGGCTCTAGGGCCGGAACGTGCCGTTACAGGGCACAGGAGCCAACCTGAGGCGATAAGGGGCCGAGTTGACCCCGTAACACCCCCCTACACCTTGGGGGGCGCTGTCGAAGGTTTGTTCTACAAGTCGTCGGGGCCAGTGAAGTTGTCAGACCGCCAGCGCAGATACGGCCCGATCTCGCCATGCTCAGACACCTCAGTCAGCTCGCGATACGCCGCAGCCGAACCGCCGTCATCAGCCACAGCTTCAAGTTCCGCAATATGCCCGTGAGTCTTGTCCGCCAAGTTCAGATCCACCGTTTGCGACGGACGACCACCAACCTGAATTGCCTCCACCGTGCAATCGCACCCGTTATGAATCGGCATGAGATTGCCGACCGAATAGGTGTTGGTCGAAGCGATTGAGCACAGGTCGCAATTCTCAAGACCGGTCAAACGCCGCTTGTACAAAGTCACCCCCCCACGAGACAACGACAAGTCCGACTGTGCAACCTTCACCAGTTGCAGATCGGTTTGCACCAAAGACCGCAACCGGTCAAAACCCGCAACCACAGCAGTCGTCATCGTTGAACCGCGCGAAAGCGACGTGTACAAAACAGTTGCGGGCCGCTGATACACAACATTCGGGTCAACCGCTCGAGGTGCGCCAATTTGTTCGCGCGGCAACATCACCATCGGAACGTTCAGGTCAACCTCACGCAACACCTGCGACTGATACCCCGCCGTCAGAGCGGCCATCTGCGACAGCGCGCCCTGCACGGTCGGAATCGCTACCGACTTGAACCGAGCAATATCCGCATCCCGATAGTTCGGCAAGTTGTACCAAAGCGACTCAACCGCCGAAACGGTGTCGCGCCTTAGACGTTCAACGGCCCCCTGATAGGCGCGCGTAATCTGGTCAGGCGTTGGCATTGACGGCCTGCGCGTCCGCACGCTCCGTCAACAGAGCCTGCACCGTCAACTGATCCGACGCACGCTCAGCCTGCATCCGGTCCACATCATCAGCGGTAAACCCGAGAATGTCGAGCATGATCGTCCGCCACGACACCCCTGCCGCTTGAGCTTTCACCGCAGCGTCATACTTCTCCGCCAACGACACATGCTCAGGCGGTGCCCAAAGTGTTTTCACTCGTCCGGTAAAGTCTGCGTTCTCAACCAGGAGGGCACGCTCAATAAGCGCATCCACCGAAGGGCGAAGGCGTGCAATACGGTCTTTGGCCTTGAACACCAAACCCTCGCGGGCAAACGCGGCACCCTCCGCCGACTGATTCGCGCTGTCTGGCACCAATACGGCAACAGGTGTCCGAGTTACGGCGGCAAGGTCTTTCACGTCATCCTTCACCGCCGCCAACATTTGCTGAATCGACTGAGCCGACTCCTGTGACTCCCAAATGTCCACACCTTCGGGAAGGTTCCACAAAGCACCAGGACCGGGCGCAAACAACGCCGCATAGTCAATGTTGTTGCCCTCAGAATCGGTCGGCGCAAGCGGTCCTTTGATGGCGCGCTGACGGAACGCCTGCATAGCAACCGTCACCAAACGATCCAGCAACATGCCATTGATCCGGTCCAACAAATCAGTGTGCGTCTCAAACTCGCCCAACGACTCGTAGTTCTCAAACACAAACACCGGCACATCACCCATGTACGACTCAACACCGTCAACCGGCTCCCACGAACCAAACGCACCCGTGTTCAACCGCTTCCGCTTGCCGGTATACACCGGGTTGTACATAGGCCGTTCAAACTTCTGACGTTGGCCGTCCGCCCAGACGTACGCGAAATCTTTTTCGTAATCGAGATCGCGCCACACCTTCAACGCAGCTCGGGCCATCCACGGACGCAACGGATCAGTGGCCGCAATCATCACCTCGGGAGGCTCCGACGTAATCACAGCACGCCCGTTATCCTCACCGACCGCGACATAACCAATCCCAGCAGTAAGAGCATCACGAATCGCGTCACCCAAAACCACATCAAGACGGTTCCGCAACCAGATTTCACGCGCCCGCTCATCATCAGCCTGCGCATCCCCCACCACAACACCCGTGCACGAAATACGCTCCGCCACCGACTCCACAATCAACGCACCAAAGTTCGTCCGCGCGCGACGCTGAAAGGACTCCCAAGCCGCCTTCAGATTCTTCGACCCATTCGGCACAGGCGCGTTGCCGTTCGCATACGAACGCAACCGCTCCACCCGAGGCCGTCGATCATCCAACCGTTTCGCCAAAACGGGAAGCCACTCCTGCGGCGTAACTGGTGCCACCATCGGTCCCCCTAGTAAATCCGCCTCGGAACAGTCCCAACATGCGCCCCAACACCCTTACCAAGAGCATCAAGACGACACAGATTTGCAAGCATCCACGCATACGTCGCGTCAATCTTCGCCAAGTAGTCATCGTTCGGTTTGCGCAACACAATGCCGCTGCGAACCTTCTGACGGCGCGCATTCAACGCATGACGTGTCAACGCACGCGAACCGTCATAACTGATCTCGCCGTTGACAATTGCGCTATGCAACGCCTCAAACCCGTAAACGACTTTTGAAATCGCGCGAGCGTTGAACGCAATAGGTTTCTCCGCCGAACATTTCACCTTCAGCCGGCGAAAGTACTTGGCTTCCCACTTCGCCACGCGGTCCTCCCACATGGCCGGGTCGCCGTAGAAACCCACCACAGTGAAGTCGTTGAACATTTCATCGACAGCCGCTTCAACTTCGAGCTCCGACAGAACCCAATCTTTTTCGGCAGGGCCGTCCGGCGGCTCCCACACGCCCACCTGCCAAGAGAACCCATCAGACACACGCATGGCGACAAGCGCGGTCGCGTCAGGTTTTGACTTTGCGCGACCTCGAGAACCGTCAAACCCAAGCACCACAGCATCAGATTTCGCCACCGGTCGGTGTTCGCCATGCACTTCCTGCCACGCCGCTTCCTTCACGGAAATAGCGCGCAACTCAGGAGCCGACAACCACGAATCAGCCGCGTGAGTGATCTGGTTCAAGTAGTAACGGCGTGCATCTTGCGGGTCCGTCGAAGGGTCCCAAATCTCAGAAACCAGACGGTCTAGGTTCACCCACCCGCCCGCACGCTCCGCACTGTCGCCGTAAGCAAACTCAAGACCGGCAATCAACGACTCACGATTAGCCATGTCCGTATCGGCAGGCGCTTCTCGGTGGTCATCTAACAACGACGGGTCTTTGACTTTGCCCTCGCGGATCGCATCCGCATAAACCGAAGTCTGCTCGGCCACAGAATCTTCACCCGGAATGAAAGCGTTAGGCGACTCAATCGACGCACCATCCGTCTTGCCCAAGTTTCGGCGCAAAGTGGCTGCTAGTCGAGTGCCGCCGTTGTTCGGCTTCCACTCTTCCGTCTGATCCATCACCACAAACACAGGCCGGTTACCCTCACGGCTCGTGCTACTCGACGTGACCGGCTCAATACGACCACGCGGAAGATTTACGAACGTGTCCAACGGTTCAACGTCGAAGTTGTCAATGACCGGCCCGTTACGCAGCATCTCGAGAAGTGGAATCCACGAGTTCTTCGTCTGGTCCTCAGACACTGCCGCGAACTGAATCCACGGCGTACGAACAGTCGCCCACGGCTTACCCACCGGCCTACCGTCAGAATCCCAACCATCCGGCACCACATCACCAAGAGCTTCCGCAATGCCGACCGCAGACATCAACGGCGACTTACCATGACCCTTTGGACGCGACCACCTGGCACGGCGATACAACCGCCGACACGTCACCGGATCAAGCCGGTAGAAGTGCAAAATGAACTCGGCCTGCTCCCGCGTCGGAGTGAACGGCTCATAATCCGCACGATCAGGAGCCGCAAGTTGCTCCCCGAAAAACTCGAGCACACCCCACCCGAGCGTCGGAAACTCGCCAGGAAACTCAGGCTTCCAAGGCATCCGCGTCCACAGCTCGCAAGCCTGCAAAAGGACTTCGTGCCGTGCTTACCTTCCGCGCAGTGTCAACCTCAGCCGAAGCCGTCTGCGCAAACTGCAACCGCAACCGCAGCCGATCCTCCGGCGTGAACCCGTACTTCGCTTCACGCAACCGCAGTTCGCCCGCGTGCTTCGTCTGACCCCGCCAATACTGCGCGTGCAACAACGCCGTATCCAACAGATACGACCAGTCGAGATCGGTGAACTCCCCCTTCAACGGGTGCGAATCCAACATGCCCCACCACGACCGAGTAGCAGACGGCCACACAAACGGCACCATCACCGACTCGCCATCGACAGAAACTTCCACGTCAAACTCGGGCAAATCAGGCTGCACAGACGGCAACGCCTGAACCACACGCAACTGCACAACATCAGCATTCCGACGAGCACGCTTATCAGCAGGCTTCGGAGCAGGACCACGACCAGCCATAAATCATCACTCCCGTTTCGGGACAACCCCCGTTTCGGGGTGAACATTGCTTGCTACAAAAGGCAGTACAGAAAATCGTGAAACCCGTACAGAAGAACAATCACAGCCCATCCAGTTCAGGAAGCACCCCGCCCAGGGGGTGGATGGGTGGGGTCTAGGCGGCGATTCTTTCCAACATTTCTAGGTAGAACGTCGGCTGTTCTATTGGCCTGTTGCCTCTGGCCGAGTTGCACATACGGTGGGCGGGTAGGAGGTTGGCGGGGGAGTGATCTGGGGTGGGGGTCAATGACTGGGGCACCACATGATCAAGCGTGAGAGAAAGAAGATGGGTGGGCGGTAGGTGCTTGGGGATGGGGGTCTTGCATAGGTGGCATGTCCACTTACCCCCCTGGGCTACTTGTAGGCGGAGGGATGGTGTTGCCGACCATCTGCCTTTAGCGATGCGCCTCTTGTGCTTGTGGTGCCTGCGTAGGCACCGCTCGGAGCAGAATCGGCCCTCTTGCGCTCGAACTGTAAAGTTTTCGCCGCACCAGTTACACGGCCCTGATACAAACGGTAGCCAGCCGTGGGACTCGCCGCCTAGCCACTCAGGGGCGGGCGATGGTTCGCCCCTGTAGACCTCCAGCGACTTCATGGGCAGATACTTGGCGCGGACCGTTGCGGCTCGGCTTGCCCTAGTTCCTGCGTGCTGACACGCCAGGGAACAAAACCGGGATGTTGCGCGGCCCCTGAACGCGGCGCTGCATAGCTCGCACACCTTCGGGTGATTCCGGTCTGTCCTGTGCCCAGTCTCGATGCGTTGAAGCGTCAGTGCTCGGTTGGCGCATTGCCTTGAGCAGTACTTCCGCTTCGATCCGTCTAGCGTCAGATTGCAGACGGTGCAGGTACGCTTGTCCATATCAGCACTCCAATGCTGGTCGTGCCCCCGGACAGTTACCGCTGTTGCGGGGGTTTCTTCAGTTATCGCAAGCCAGGGTGACGTTCAGCGGGCCGACTCACCGTGATTTTCTTCTTGCCTGCCGATGCTTGCCATGCGGTGATGCGTTGGTGATGCCACCGGCAAAGCCATACCAAGTTGTCGTGCTCGTCTGGCCCGCCCGCGTGGTGGGCTTCATTGCCAGCCTCTATGCATCGTTCGCCTTCACGGTTCACCGCTTCGCAGCGACCGCCTGCACGTTGCTTGCACTCTCGGCGCATTCTTTCCCAGCCGCGCGGCATAGGTTGTGAACGCCAGCCGCTACCCATTACAGCGCCTCGTAGATGGCGGCCAGCCGTTGTGCGCCGACCTCGTACGAGTGGAATCGTTCCGCATACGCTCTGCCGGCTTTCCCCATCAACGTCCGATAGCTGGGGGAAAGTGTGAGCTCGAGGGCGGCTTTCATGTCCCCATTGACACTGATGAATGCAGGCCCGCCGAAGCGTCGCGCGATCTCGGCTTTCACATCATCCGGGCCGTCAGAAATCACGGGAATGTTCATAGCCCACGCCTCAATTGCGTTGCCGCCGTACCCATACGCCAATTGGTCAAACAGCACGTCACAAGTGCCCTTGACTTTGAGCGCTTCTAGCCACGACATGCCTTCGATCAACACAACGTCTATAGGTGCGCCCTCAGCTTGCAACTCAGCACACGCGGTGAGGAAAGCGTCAGTGCCCTTGAGCGTCCGGTTGGTTGGTGCATGGCCGATGCGGATACGGTCGGTGGCCTTTGGCTGCCTAAACGATGCCAACCAGTCAAGGTCGTCCATTTGCGGCATCCACACAACGTCATCGGGTGCCTGCAACCACAAGTCGAGAGTGGACACCAACACTCGAGCATCCTGCGCGTGAGTGAGTGCGCCTAACGGGTTCTCTCGAAAGCCCGTGCCATGAAACGTGATGACGTTAGCCCTGATCCGTCCGACTTTGGCGTGGTGATCGTGTGAGTGGCGAACGTCTGCCCGCTCCCACTCCGCCTCAATGCGGCCCCACTGCCAGGGTGTGTGCTGCGGAAACTGCAAATAGGAAGGCGCACCCGCGTAGGCAGTCACTTCCCAATCAGGCTTGTGCCGGTTCAGTGCCGACGCTGAGCGGTACCCGACCCCGCCAATATCGTCATACGGCAGATAGTGGACAACCTTCACAGCAAGCCGAGCTGTCGCACGTACGCTTCCATCCGCCCTTCGGCTTGAGCGGTCATGTACTCACCGATCAGCGCAAAGTTCGCTTCGGTGTGAGTACGCGGTGCAGCCTCATGCCACAGACAGTGCAAACGGCCCGAAGGTTCGAGTGACGGCCCATACAACGTTTCTAACACCATCCGGTGTGCTGTGTCCTCGCCTCCCCAACCCTGGAAGCGTTCGTCAAACTTGACCCACTTGTCACGCCGCACACCAATAATCGCTGTACAAAACGGGGCAACCTCAGTGACCGGGATTTTGTCCGGCTGGTAACCGTTCAGGATTGCGTAAGTGTCCTGCTTCGTCATGCCCGCAGTTTCGGCAAACAACGCCACCCAAGGTTGCCCGTTCTCAAGGTGTTCGATAGCCCACCGAATGCGGTCAATGTCGGGCAACTGGTCAGCGCCAAACAGAATGAAGTTGTCGCCTGTTGCTCGAGCTGCTGCGTCGTTGAACGCTCGGCTGATATTGAACGGCCCGTAACCCTGATCGGCTCCGATCACAATTTCGTAGGGCAGTCGTTCCCACCGCGGGCGAAGATGATCCCAAAGGTCGTCCCGAGTGCCACCGTCCCCCCGGAAAGGGATAAGAATGCTGGTCGTCATGATTGCCTCGGTCTCATGTCACGTTCCCCTTACGGTTGATTCTCAGGGTTCGCGGGTGGAGTGTTTGCGTGGTCAGGTGACGGCACTACCAGGATCGTTGACCCTGCCGGTACCAACACCCACGGCATCAGATGACCGACTTGCCGAACTCGATAAGACGCGCCCGCATTGCTTCATCCAACCGGTCAGCGACGGTGCCCCAGTTGTTGCCCGGTACAGGGTGCGGCAGTTTCGCCTCCACCGCATCAGCCGCATCGATGACCTCAGGCGTTTCGATCACGTTCACTCCACTCGCCAGGGCTGGTCACATGCGCGGCACAACCACGCCCCCGCATGACTCGTCATCGGCAAACCACACGAACACGTCTTAGGTGGCACCGCGACCGGCATCACAGCACCGTCAGACTTTGCAGGTCGAACCCGTCAGCCGTCACGTCGAACACCAACAGGCCAGGGTCGGAATCTTCACCGGACAGATTGCGGAACCAGTCAGAACCGTTGTCAGCCGTAGGACACGACAGCACCCACTTCGACCGACCCGTGCGCACACTCCTGCCGGTCGGGTTGATTGCCAACGAATGCCAATGCCCATGCACCAACACGTCAGCCGACCCGACCGCCTGCGCACCGTGCTGTTGTTTCGCCCACCACTCAGCCGCTTTGCCCTTGCTGAACTGGTTACCGTGCACAACACCAATGCGCGTGTCGAGAACATCGACCGCTACTGACTCGTCAAAGTCAGCAGGCCACACCCACGACGCGTCAATGCCTGCCGCTCGAGCAACCTTCTCCACTTGACGGTGTACGAACAGGCCGAGGTCGTCTTGCGGGTTGCCCAAGTTCTGCTTGCCGTTGCGCCACGCTGTGTGATTCGACGGCACCCCAGCAACCTGCACGGAACCGTGACGCGCCATGAGGGACACGAACTCGAACACTTCCGTGCCCGCCAAGTCCATCTGCTGCGACAGCGAAAGGTCGTTGGTGAACATCGGGTTGCCGCCCGACTCGAACCCCTCGAACAGATCGCCCACCTCGAGAAGCACCGTCGATTCAGGCCGACGTGTTTTGAGAAGCGCAGCTAACTTCTCCCGCTTCTCAACCAAACGGTCAATCAGCTCGGGAGTCCCACCGCGCTTCCCAGTCTTTCCCGCCTGCACGTCAGCTAGACACACGATGGTGGCTCTGCCTGTGCTGGTCGGAAGTTTTGTTTTCGGTTTCCGTCGTGCTGTCGCATACAGGGCGGGCAGGTCAACGTGTGTGGTGCGGGGCCGGTGCCGGAAGTAGTACGACACGGTGAAGGTGCCGTCTGGTGCTTCTTTGCGCCATTGGGAGATCGGGCCGACAATCTCAATGTCTGCCGGGTCGTATCCGAACTTGCGCAACAGCTCGACATCGGAAGCGACCGGGGCAACAGGGCCGGTCACCGTTTCGGTTTCGTCACCCAACGTCACCTGACGTGCCCGCCACTCGGTCGGGATTGGCCCCTGACCTGCTGCGTCGCTTAGCGATAGCACGCGCACACCATCCGCTTATGCACCTGTACCACGTTCACCCGATGCGTGAACCCGTGCTCAACGAAATGCACCCACACGTCGGGTACAGGTCGCCCATCCTCCCGGCTTTGCCGAATCAACTCCTCAGCACCAGCACGTTCGGCGGGTTCAAGTGTGCGCATCCAAACCTCCACACCGCACCGCATACGCGGATCACGTCGAACAGGTTGGCTAGCGGCTTCCGCCAGGGACACCATGAGTACACCCTCCGGTTGAAGTCAGTGGGCGGGTTGGGGCAACTGCCCGCCACAGTCCCGGTGCGCTCCCCCGAGCAATCCCAGGGGCCGGTCAGTTCTCGCCAGTGCGGAACGTTCGCCAGTGGAGGTGTGCCGAATCGAACGGCTGTAACCGAACCCAACCGAAGTCAGGAATGGGCTGCACCTTTCACCCCCGGAAACACGAAAGGCCCCCCGTTATGGAAGGCCTTGCGATGCTCGGAAATTGGCAGAATTGTTCCAAGCAATCACTAGTCTACGCCATTAGTGCCCATATTGGGAGACTTTCGTTTTCCGCGTGTCCTGTCGCTTCACTTTCACCGCTTTACGGGGTGAAGGTGGGCTAACGCTTGGATTTCGCGACCTCACCGCTCATTCGTTGTCCTCCGTGATCTTGGTCAAAGCGGCCTGCAAAGCGGCACGCGCATCATCAACAGAGCCGAAAGTTCCGACGTGATGGCGAACACCGTTCCGCTTGAACGAGGCAACAAACTTGCCGTTGTGCGGGTGAACGTTTAGAACACCGGTCTTGCTGCCAGCGGCAGCGCCTCGCCTGTTGGCCTGATTGACTTCTCTCGTTACGGCCCTCAAGTGAGTTGGCTCGAGACAGGCACGGTTGTGGCACATGTGGTCAATCTCAAGACCTGCCGGAACCGGCCCGTACTCCGCCTCAAAGGACAGCCGGTGCGCGAGTCGAATTGTGCCGTCTACAGTCAGAGCGCCGTAACCGTGCTGATTCAGGTGATCTGTCCACACAAGACACCCGCTGCCATCTCGCAAGCTCTTTGCGGCAAGTCTTTCTGCAATACTCAAGCCGGGGCTGAGCCGCCCACCAACAAGAGTTCCGTGGTTGCGTTCCCGCAGATAGTGGGGGTTGCAATAGCCCTTGTAGCGGGATCGCTTTTCGCATCCTTCGGCACGGCATGGCGGCATCTTTTGCCAGCGTTCGTTCTCGTAGGCAAGGCGGCACTCTTTACAAATCTTCACGCCGTCAGTTCGCACATATGTGTTCTCGGCAGTGCGAATGTGAACACCTTTGTTGCAAGTCGCCGCTTCTCGCTTGGCCCATTCATCCACAGTGCTCATACGCCCCACGCCGCACCCCACTTCGCCGCCCTCCTTGCAACCCTTTGCGCCCCACCGCTCGTCAAGTACAACTTCGGAATGCCCGTGGTGTTTTCTCCCGTGAACCATCGAGCCTTGCCGTCAAGCCCAACCCACAGCGTTTTGCCCTGCCAGGTACACGGTTGCCACTTGCGCAGACCGGGGGCGTTCACCCACTTGATTGCCGCTGGCTTTCTGTCTTTGCTCATGCTTGCTCCCCACTCTCGATACGGTCGGCACGGCCCGAAAAGTGCCCACCCAAAACCTCAAACTCCTGCATCAATTGAAGACGCATCGCCCGCTCCGTCGGGTTGTGAGCCTCAACGGACTCCTCAACCGCCCAGAGATTCCTAACGTGCTCTGCCGCTTCCCGTAACGCTTTCACAGCCGCAGCACGCTCCACAACGGCAATCATGCGGTCGAACTCAGTGCCGCCGCCACGAAACCGCTCATCGTAAAAGCCGCGCACTTCTTCCACGGTTGGCGTGTACTCGTCAGTCATTGCCAAGCCTTTCCGATGTAGAAGATGACTGTGGGGGCCACAACCGCGACTGGGGCGAGAAGCCAAAGGTAAAACCAGTCGTCGTCTTGCTTGTTGTCAGTCATTGCGGGCCTCACTCTCACGGTAGGGGTTGCGGGTATCGCCAAAGTCGTTTTCATCCCAGCCGGCTTTGTTGCCCTCGTCCCATGCCCGTTCAGCCGTCGCCCGGTCTCGGTCAGCCGCGAGAGACACCGACTTTTCGAGGGCGTCAGCAAGTTTTCCGGCGACCTCGTGAGCCAACTTGTCAGCGTTGCGCATCCCAAAGTTGTAGGTTGCACAATCCGCAATCAGTCGCCGTGCTTCTGCAATCAGTTCTTCGTTACTCACCAGGAACCCCCAAATCCTTTCCGTATCGCTTCACGTAAGCCACCAACGCAACCCGATCTCTGTCTAGGTCGTTGTGCGTAAACACCTCAATACGGCGGGCAGTAACAGCCGCATCCGCTTCCTCGAGGGTGCGGAACCGACCAACAAGTTGGCCCTTCACTACAGCCACCCAACGCAGCCGTCGCGGATTCCAATACACGCCCCGAACGCCAGACTTGTTATCGCGTCGCGGGCCGGAGTGATTCTGCGAGTTCTGCCCAGGAGTGACAAGCCGCAAGTGGCCGGGGTTCAGGCAGGCTCGAACATGACAAACGTGGTCAACTTGCAGACCGTCGTGAATCGGGCCGTGCGCAAGTTCATAGGCAAGTCGATGGACGGTGCGTGACCGGCCCTTGATCTTCAGGTTGCCGTATCCGCCGCGATCCTTGACACCAGTCCACAGCCAGCAGTCACCAGACTTGTCAGTGCGGGCTTCTAGCCGCTCTTGCAAGGTGATGTCGGCAAAGAGCTTCGTCAGGGGCTTGCCCTGATGCTGTTGCATGTAGTGACCCTGGCAATAGCCGCGAGCAAGATGGGGCCTGCCACATCCGTCAAACAAGCAGGTACGATTTACACCAGCCATTGAATCTCCTAGTTGGTTAGGGGTTCTGGTTAGGCCCCGAGAGCGTTGACGCGCTCTTTGGGGCCGTCTTAATTCTACGCCCTTCGCGGGCAAATGTGGCAGTCAAAATCCGACCGCTCGTGAAAGTCCTGCCGCGCTAATGACCTCATGGTTTTGTGTCGCCCCAATGTGCTGACCCAACAACACCATCTGCGACCGATCCCACTCCCAACCACACGCACGACACTTCGCGTAGGCGCTGCCCTCTGTGCCCTTGTGGAACACGACCAACGCTGAACCGACATCGCCTGACCGGTCAGTGAACTTTGATTGGCCGCAGTCAGGGTTGGGGCAGGTGCCGTTGAGCTCGAGAACTTTTGGCGGGTCAAATATCGTCCACACTTGCTCACACCACCGAGGGAAGAACCCTGACACGCGCACATAGTCAGCATCAGTGATTGTGCCCGCCGCCTTGTGTGCTTGCAAGATGCCAGCGAGCTGCACCACTGCCGCTTTCAGGTCACGTTCGGCGCGACCCTTCGACAGGTGCACGATCCACGTTTTCACGGCACCTTCGATGTTGTTGCGCAGCATGTGTGCTTCCAAGTCAAGCAAAGACCTCGAGGCGGGGTCGGATGCTGACCCGTGGGAGCGTTCGCCCGTGTTTGCGCGGCACGCTTCATCGAGCATGTCGAGCAGTGGCGGGTAGTCAACGGGCAGGTAACGGTCTAACCCGGTTTCGTCAGGTGAGAGCACATCCGACCAGGGGCGCGTCAACTTTTCGACAGCGTGCAACAGTTCACTCATGCGGCTTTCCTCTCTTGAGGCCAGAACATCGTGTACTCGCGGTGATAGCCCTTCGGGGTGACCGGGCGGGGAACGTAGAGCGGGGCCAAACAACCCGGCACACGACACACAGCCGACGTGTCCCCATGACAAGGGCAGACAGCCCTTGCACACATGAACGGCGTACGGCATCTGGCGCAACACCGCCCCACCCGGTTCAGCTCACGACGGTCCATCAGAACGGAGTCGAGTCCGAGGCCCACGGTTCCGAACCTGCCTCGTGCGAGCCGACAGACTCGCCCAGCGGCGCAGCGGGTTCGACATCGCCCCACGTCGGGAAGTTCACCGAAACCTGAGCACGATGCTTCCCGTTGTACTCCTCAACCTTCACCGACAGTGAACCGGTCACCGAAGCTCGAGCACCCTCACCAACCGGCGACGAACCCACACACCAAACCGTCACCCGATCCGGATACTGCGCGTTCGGATTCGTTTTGACGGCCAGCGTGACGACATCGCCCTTCGCGTACTGACGTACCCGCTCGACGGTGCCAACAATGGTTCCCTGAAACTTGTCGTTGCTCATGCTGCTTCCTTTTCTGTCGTTACTGCGTTCGATGCCACAAGCCCCGTAGCCGGGTTGAGTTCCGTACTGGTGTTCTCGTGCGTCGGGGAGGCTACACGCCCCCCAGAACGGCGCATAGGGCCGCTCAACCCCGTTTCTGCCTTCACCCGACCCAAACCGCCACGTTTCGAGTTCGCAGGCAACCCATGACGGCGACGCGCATCAGCCACAGCCGCATTCGTCATGTTCAGGTCAGCCGCGATCTGCTTGTCCGACATGCCCTCACGCCACCGAGCCACAACCGGATGCGACAAATCAGGGGCACGCTTCGCCAACGCCTGCGCGCTCAGCTCGATCAACAGTTCGTCAACACGCATGTCGTACACCTCGCCAAGATCGGCAAGCTTGTTGAACAGACGGGCGGGCAGGGTCACGGTCACCTTCATGGCAGTCATGCGGCACCTGCCTGGATGAACCCGTACGCGCCCATGCACACGTAGGCACACACAATTGCAATCGTCATGAACCAGTCAAAGCGCGTCACGATGCGACCGCCATTTCTTCGGCACACCGCGCACAGTCGTACGCCGGATAATACGGATGCCGCGAACACTCAACCGGAGTCACAACACCCGAAACAGTCGGCTTCGACGTGTCCGGCACCTTCGAGGTGTAAGCGTTCCGAATCCACGAACGCCACGTCGCATCCCAATCGAGCTTCACACCCTTCGACCCCGGTATCGACTTCCAGTAGTCACGAAACGCCTCGAGTTGTTCAGTGACGTTCAGATCAGGCCGCTTAGCAATCGCCCACGCAGCAAGCTCCGTTGACGGCTTCCAATCGGAGGGAAGGCGGGTGCCGCGCTTCGCGGCGACCCCTACTACTTCGTTAGAAGTAGTGGTCGGGTCGGGTCGGGTCGGGGCAGGCGTACTAACACCGTTAGTCACGTCGTTAGTAACACCGTTTGTAACGCCGTTACTACGCCTGTTCGTACGGTGTTTCGACACCCGTTCACGAGTCGCCGCACGCTCCGCCTTCACCTGCTCACGAGTCGGCTGATACTCCACCCAGTCATGAAACGACCACACGCCGTCAGCGAAATCCCACAGGCCCGACTCAACCAACTCGGCAGCGTGAACGTCGAGCGCACCCATCAGCCGCAACGTCGAACCCTTCACCTCACCGTCAGTCAGGTGACCGGCACAGTACGAACCGGCACGCACCCACAGGGCGAGCGCTTCAGGTGACAGCTCGAGCACCTTCGGGTGCGACCAGAAACCGTCATCGATCTTGAACCACGGCATCACGCCACCTCTTTCTCTACCTGCGTAACCGTGCCGTCATCGTTCAAAAAGCAGCGCCCGTGAACTGCGTGAGTGATCGGTTCCGCATCCGGGTCAGCGTGTGAGCTGATCTTGATGCCCCGCAAACGTGCCGACACAGCCCACTCGTGATCCGACTCAATCAACGAGTTGACATCGCAAAGCCAAACCAGATTCGACAGACGATCCAGAGACTTGCGCCCACCCATGCCACGGTTCGCCCGGTGATGGGGCACCAACGTTTCGACATCGCACGCACCCACCCAATGCCATGCACACGCCCGACCATCACGCGCATCAAGCGCCTTCAACAACGCCTTCGGAGTGCTCATGCGGCGCTCCTCTCGAGCGAGTCAACGAGAACGCCGATAATGTCGCGCGCAGCAGGGGGGGTAACCGCGTTACCGGCTGCCTTCACCAAGTCACGGTTCGACACAGGCTTCAGACGGTCGGGCGGTTGCCACTTGTAGTCAGCCGGAAACGCCATCCCCGCAGCCACCTCTGAGGGGCGGAACATGCGGAACAACACGTCGGGCAACATCTCCCGCGCTGTCGCCAAGTCAGAAGCCGTCACTTGACGCCTCGCCGGCCTCTGCAACAACGCCACCTGCCCACCCGTAGTCAAGGTGCGCAGATACTCCGTCGCTGGCGTTGACATTTCAGCACCGCCACCGTTCATCCGGTGAACAAGAGCGTGACGCGGTTCCGTCGTAACCGTCATCAACGGATCTGATGCGGGATGGATAGCGTCGTCGCGAGAGTAGTACTCCATGACTAATGGCTTGTGCGCGAGCGCGTGGTGGTTACCGCCGGCCGTTACGGTTCCCATCGCGTCAGAAACCCGGCCAGCTGTTGACGTGCCGTACATCTCAACAATCAAGGGGTCGACGGCCAGCGCCGTTTCGGCTCGGGTCGTCTGCGTGCGCAACACGACATCAAGCGGTGCCGCATCCTTCCCCTCACGGCCTTCGACTGGCACTGCAAGCGCCTTCGTGGGAGTCGTGTGCAGTGCCTTCATCGGGTCGCTTGTCGGCCACGCGCGCATGTAAGCGTCTGGGTCACCGTGGTTGCGGTGCTTGGGGTCGGCGGAGTCGTACTGGTTTCCGCCCGCCTCGAGCGTCATCGGCCCCCAATATCGGGCGATCCCCGCAGCGACGCGCGCCAGCGTTTTTTCTGCCAACGGCTTGACACGATCACCGATGCGTTCGCCAGGTAAAGACCAGTCGATTGCCGTCGAAGCGGGCATCCAATACGGCTCCACCACGCCAGCACAACCACCACAGCGATAGTCATACGCCTGCCGGTAACGGCCCACGGTTCGGTTGGCGCGGAATGACTGCACCGCGCGAACCTCGACATCGCACCTCTCGCACCATGCCGGCGGGCTGACGACGCGATCCAGGTTTGGCGCGCGCTGCCCTTCGGGCCACGCGACCACGTAGATGCGATCGCGTGACTGTGGTGCGGGTGAACCAAACAGAGATGCGTGCATAGAGTTCAGCGACACCACGCGGAAGTTGTAGCCGAGGGCGCGGAGCTCCTGCCGCCAAACTGTCCATGCCGTGCGGTACTTCGCTTGTGTCGCAATGTCCACCACGTTCTCCACGACAACCAAGCGGTAGCGGTGGTGTTCGATGAAGCGCAGCACGTCAAACATGAGTAGGCGAGAGCGTTGCTTCACCTCATCGGCCAACGGGTCCTCAAATAGGCCCTCTTCGATGTCGGGCATTTTTGAACCGTTCGCCTGAGACCATTTTGTGCATTCAGGTGATGCCCAAAGCATGTCCGTGCGCGGGAAGTACGACGCGCGTTCTTCATGCAGGTCCACGTTTGCGTGGTCAGTGTCCTGGTGGTTCGCGTTGTGAATGTCTATTGCGGTCTGCCAGTGGTTTGCCGCGATACGCACATGCACGCCAGGTACTTGCGATGCGCCCGTGCTCGAGCCGCCCGCGCCGGCGAAGAGGTCGGTGACGGTGATCATGCGGCCACCTCACGTTCGGCACGCTTCAACGCCGCACGCTCACGAACAACACGCTCCTGCTTAGACACCGCACTAAACGCAACCCGCACACGATCACGACCCAACCGAGCCGCAGCCTTCTCCACAGAGTCCGGCCTACGGTTCATCACCTGGCACACCATCAACGGATGCACACCACCATCAAGAAGCCACTCGACCTCATCAAGCACCTCAACGGCAGACATGCGGGTCACGATGTCGCCTCCGCAACGCGCTCCCACAACTGACCATCCACATGCCCGATGCCGTACCGGTCAGCGGCAATCGAGTTGCCTGACACGTTCGGCACGACCTCGTCACGCAGCGGGCCGATCAGGTGTTCGCCTACACGCGCCCAAAACACGGAGGCGGTCACGACGCGACCCAGAAGAAGCAACCCACAAGAGCACCCCCCAGGCTGAAATAGAACGCGACCGTAGCCAGTTGCACGATGCGCCGATACGTGTCGAAAAACATGCGCGAACGGAACCGGCACACAACCGCCAACCCGACCAGGGAAACAACTGCCAGCGTCAGAAACGCGACAACCAACCAACCGATCACGACGACACCTCGACATAATCAGGGTGCGCCGGGTCAACGTCAATAGGTGCAGAACCTGCGACAACTGCCTGCGGCAACGCCGCCAAATCAACCACCACATCAGCCTCCTCAGTGGTCGGCACATGCTTGCGGCGCTCACCAACCGTGATCGTCTGATCCGCAACCACAGCCAACGCAAGATCGTCAGACGACAGCCGGGCAGTTTTTGCACACTGCCGCAACACCGTCTTCTTCCACATCTCCTCTTCCCAGTCCGACCAAGGGCCACGGCGGGAGTTGGCAGGCTTCCGTTTCAGAATCTGCGCCTTCGACATGACCTCCTGAACCACACCGCCGTTCGGAAACGTGACCTCAGCAAGAGCGCCAACGGGAGTGCGGTCAGTGTCGAGGGGGTCAGCGTCACGCCACCAAACACGCACGCGCCCGTCAACCGTTTCGCGCCCGTACTCGTCACCCTCCCGAATGATGTACGCCTGCACATCAGTCGCCCCTGCCCGGTAGAACAGCTCAATGAACCCGCGCACGCCGACAATCAGTTGCGCTTCCCGCCCGTACGGGACAACGTGTGCGTATGCGAGCGGCCCACCGACCTCTAGGCCGAGCTGTGCCGCCAGAAACAATCCGCCCAACACAGACTCAGAGGAACAGTTGCGCAGCGCGGGTGTGGTGCGTAGCACCGTCACGGCGGCACGCATGAACCGGTCAACACCGATTCGATCTGCAAGCGCCGCCTGCAAACCTTCCTTCGACCGCTCAACCAACGCCACCACATCAGCAGTGCCCTGGTTCACCTTCTGAACGTCACTCATCGCCGTACTCCTCTTCATGCTTGTAAATCAGCCATTGAGGGGGTGACAGCAAATGCACGTCATCCCCGTATCCCGGCCACACGCCGGACTCAACACATCGGGCGAAAACTTCGCGCGCCCGTTTCGCTTTCTCGCTACCCATCTCGACCCACACAGTCGGCAGTTGATGAACCGCCACCAGATAGGGCGGCTCCTTCTCGACGGCAACAAACACCATCTCTGCCGACTCCCCGGTAACCCAGCGGAGCGCATCGAGATACCACGCGCGTTGCACGTCATACCCATACTCAGCAATCGACTTCGTGAACCCACGAGGCGACGCATCACGCGCTGTCTTCAGATCAACAGCCACCCGCGACGGCTCCCCCAATCGAAACTCGGTCGGCAAAAAGTCGAACCGCGCCCGCACATCGACACCCTCAGGTGACGTAGCAAACACGGACACCTCACCATCGGCAGGCTGTCCAAACAGTTGCTTCGCCGCAGGGTGCGCCAACACCGATTCGGCAGCGTCAGCAATCGGCTGGAACTCCTCGAGCTTCAGCGGAATCAGTCCCTTGTCTCGAGCGTCAGCGACGAACGCTTTAGCCGCCGTTGTCGAGATAGCCCCGTTGGTTGCCAACAGGTCGGCAGGAATCACGACAGCCTCATAGCCGGTGCCCAACACAAGCGAGTGCACGGCAGAACCGATGTCGAACTTCTTCGACGGCTCAATGAGTGGCGGGTGGTCTTTCTTCCACCGGTACTTCGCCGGGGTGTCATTGAGGATCATGCGCGCTTCGGTGCTTGAGAGCGCGGCGTGCGAGTGGTAGTCGTGTTCGGGCAGTCCGTAGACGATGCCTTTGTAGCCGGTCATCAGTAGCACCGGTCGCAAGTGCAGTGAGGGTGCCCGCCTGATTCGCACGCCGCTGACGCTTCATGTGAGGGAGTCATGGGGGTTGCGTTGGCACAGGTTGGACAGCTCATGCGGCGACCGCCTCTGCGTCGTCAACAACCACACGCACGATGACCTCAGCACCCGGTTGGATGCCGTACACCTTTTGAGCGGTGATCTTCACCAACTGTGAGTCGTCGCCATACACGGCAGCGCTCGTGAGTGCGTCGCCGGTTGACCGCAACAGTTTGTCGAGGTCGGGGCGCACATGCGGCCATGCTCGTTTCACACTGACTGGCTTCACGAGTACGAACGTGACCAACAGTTCCAAAGGCCCACTCATGGGCGGGTGTCCGTTCATTGCATCCAGTGCGGCGTGTTTCACGTCGTCGCGCCAGGTGCGGAGTGTGGTCGGGTTTACGTCGGTGACGATTGCGCGCCCGTTTGTGATGAACGCACGCTTTGACCCTTGCGGGGTGGGGGTGCCGTGGACACGAAACGCGACACCACCAAACGGGATCGGGTTACTCAGCGCCATCAAAAAACCTTCCGTTCGTGTGTTGTCGTGCAAACCGGGCAGTCGAAACCGCCCGAAAGTGTTTCCGGGTCAAACCAGCAATCGACTAGGCCGTGATAGCCGCAGTGGTCACATGAGTCCATGCGCGTTGACTCCTGTACATGCACGCCCGAGGTCACAGGGGAAACCTCGGAGTGCTCGTCAGCGACATCGCAGCGCCATACCCTGCTGTGTACGCAGACTGTGCAGTTGTTTCGACTAGTTGCGTGAGCGCGGCAACGTCGCCCTGCAAAGCTGCGACCGCAACAATCTGGTAGTCGGTGAGCATTTGCGCCGCCAACTCTTTGCCGTACGTCATCAGAACCACCGCCCGTTCGACTCTTCGCCGTTCAGGAACGCCTCTGTAACCCAAGCCCGATGCGTGTACTGAGTGCCAGCCCAACGGTTCACACGGGTTCCGTCTTTCAGCACGGCAACACTCCACCCGTCGTATACGCCTCGCAGCTCGATCAGGTGGTCAATCTGTGAAGCGTCAGCAATGTCGGTCACGCGGTCACCCCCAACATGGGGAGCACGTCGAGTGCGTCAAACCGGGCACACACGCGAACACACGCGGCCTCTTGTTCGACATCCGTCTTGTATCCGTCGAGAAGTTGCGTAACCTTCCCATCAGGAGTGAGCACATACGTTCTCATTTCGTGGCCTCCCACCGGGCAACCGTTGCCTTACCAAGTGACTTCAGCGCCTTGTACTGCGACACCCACAACTCCTGCTGCGCATCATCGGCAGCCCACGACTCACGGCGACGCTTCACTTCCGCCATGAGCGTGCCGAGCGTGCCTTCCCAGCAACCGACATGCAGACGGTGTTTGCCGTTCTTCGTGCGGTAGAGGGTTGCGGTGACGTTTTCGGAACCGATGGGGCCAACCTGTAGGCAATGCCACGCTTCGGACACCTGAGCGTCACCGGACACCTGAGCGGCACCGGACACCCGAGCGTCACCGAACACCCGAGCGTCACCGAACACCCGAGCGTCACCGGACACCTGAGCGTCACCGAACACCTGAGCGTCACCGAACACCTGAGCGGCACCGAACACCCGAGCGGCACCGGACACCCGAGCGGCACCGGACACCCGAGCGGCACCGGACACCCGAGCGTCACCGGACACCCGAGCGTCACCGAACACCCAAGCGGCACCGGACACCCGAGCGGCACCGAACACCTGAGCGTCACCGGACACCCAAGCGGCACCGGACACCCGAGCGGCACCATTCGACAGCAGTTCAGACTCAACCCAGCCGCCCAAATCCCCCTTCTTCACACCAAAGCGGGGAATATCCGCAAGCGCGCGGATACGGTGAACCGTCACGCCCCGTGCGTTGACTTTGCTTTCGCCGGTCAGTTCATAACGCTTCATTTCGTGGCCTCCCCGACCTTGTAAGCCGCCTCCATCTGCCCATTCACACCCAACTGCTCGCCCACAATCTCGAGCACACCGTCAGCCGCCATCTCGCCCGCACGCTTACGCGGCGAATCCCACGCAACAGACGGCCAATTCAGACGTGCAGCGGTGAGCCGGTAAAGGTCGTTCAGCTCGGTGCCCGTAACGGGTTGGTGGATTGACACGAGCGTCAACACGCGCGCTTTCGTTTTCGTCAGACTCATTTGGGAAACGTCGCCAGCTCGGTGACTTGTGAGCGGGTCGGACTTGCGTACTCGAGGCACGTCACCCGCAAACAGAATCGGCGGCAACGAATCAAGGTCGAACAGTGTTGCTGTACTCATTGCGACTTCCTTTCTTTGAACTTCCATGCCTGCCTTGCCGTAACACGCCGCGCCTCGCCTTGCCCAGCCCTGCCAAACCCCGCCTGCCATGCCTTGCCATGCCTTGCCACAACCCGCCTTGCCTGTCCGCGCCGCGCCTGCCATACCGTGCCGTGCCACACCTCGCCTTGCGATGCCACGCCAGTCCACGCCTGCCTTGCCTCGCCAAGCCCCACCTCGCCGGGCCATGCCTCGCCGCGCCTCGCCAAGCCTGCCTACGCCGCTGCCTCGACCAGCAACGCCCTGAACTCCCGCAAATGACCGAACCGACGCTTCAGCTCCGCAATCGCCCGCTCACAATCAGCAAGCACCTGAGCCGACAACCACTCGTCCGACATGGCCTCAGCAACCGGCACAAACACCGGCTCGGCCAATGACCCATCACGCACCGAAACAAACGCCCGAACTTCACGCGGCCCCGACTTGGACTCCGCATACTCGATGCGAACCGACTGGATCAAGTCGCGCGCCTGCTCACGTCGCCAAGATTCACCAGCCACCGAGTCATTCCACTCGAACCGGTCATGCAACGGAGACTCAGCAGGCCGCGCCGACTCCACCACCAGCCGGGGGGTCAACGCGCCATGCTGCGAACGAACCTCAAGAAGCGCAGAACGAAGATCACCCATTAGTCGATCAGCTCCACCTGCTGCGACTTGTCGACCGCGTAGGTGCCAAACTCGCCGCGCTTCTCCGGTCGCCAGTCACCAACACCGACACCAAGGCCACCAGCGTCAATCAGCGACAACACCGAGGACAGCGCGATAGACGACTCCACGTAGGTGACCTCGAGAACGCCAGACCACTCAGGAAACTCAGGCCGGTAACGCAAGTCCGTACCGCCCTGACCGACGCGCACATAGTCCTCACGCATCCGGGGCTCACCAACAATCGGCACCAACTGTTGACCATCCGTGCCCATCACGCCACGCATAAACAACACCTGACGGAGACCGGTCATCGACACGTCTTTGCCGTAGAAGCGGGCCGCACCGACAGTAGCCGCCTTGAACGCGGTCACTGGGAACCCGTATGCCTCAGCGCCAGTAATCTGATCGACGTACCGGTAAAACGCGGCTTCGTACTCTGCCTCCGGGTCTTTTGCTTCCTTCTTCTTTGCTTTGCCTTGCATCGCGTCAAGCATCGCTTTGCGTGACTTCTCTGAGAAGTTGTGCATGATGAGCGGCGAAGTGCCGACAATCGGGACACGAACGGTTCGAGCTGCGATTCGGTCGATCTGAATCGCGGCTTGCTGGTTTACAATGGTCATGCTGTATTGCCTTTCTTGTAGGGGGCCTCCGCTGACACGGGGGCCTTCTTTCATTTGCGCTTGTAACGGGGACGCCGCGACCATGAAGCCGCAGCAAGAAACGCGAGCCCGACCGCAATCAGCGCACACGCGACAGCGGCGATCAGCAGTCCCACCGACCCGTCATCCACGGCGCACCTGCCAGACGAGTGCCGCCCAACAGATGACCGCGATGACGGCCAGCAGTAGCGGGTCAGAAGTCAGATCGGGGATCATGCCGCACGCTCCGCAACTCGAGCACGGTAGGCCCGCTTCGTTGCCCGCTCGCACTCACGGCACACCCGATAGGTGCGACCATCGGCACGGTTGACCATGCGCAAGTTCTGGCCCCGCAAAGGGTGACCCTTCACGCACTCGGTCTTGAGCGCCAGCATCCGCCGTGTGTTCTCCGCAGCGGTCACAACCTCCATGTGCGCTACGTTCACGCACAACTTCGTGCGGCACAGGTGGTCGATGGTCATGCCATCAGGGATCGCGCCGTAGGTGGCTTCCCACACAGCGCGGTGGGCAAGCATCGTGCCGCCCTTGCGGTTCGTGACGCTCCCGTACCCACGCGACTGAACCGCGCCCTGCCAGATGATGCACTCGGCACTCATGCCGCCACCTCCCCAAAGAAGTAGCCGGCTGGAACGCCGAAGTGCCGAGACATCAGGATCAGCTCTTCCGGTGTGAACGGTGTGACACCGTTGACGCGACGGCTTATGGCCATCTCGGAAAGGTTGAGGACTGATGCGATTTGCTGTTGCGTAGTGCGGTGCTGGGCTGCGATGCCGCGCACTCGGGCTGCTACGTCTGCGTTGGTTTGTATCGCCATGCGTTAGAACATAACGCATAGGTGCGACGTTTTGGCTAAATGAGTTTTCTCACGGCGTGTCGCAGTATCGTCAAACGGTAGATATTCCCCCGTACGGGTTGACTTAATAACGGAATCCGTTACCCTGGGGGTATGTCAAACGTTCAGCCGATCACGCAGCCGCTCGACAACCGAGCCAACGAGATCGTCGCGGCCAACATTCGCGGCGAGCTTGGCTACCGCAATCTGACCCAAGGGCGACTCGCGCACCACCTTGGACTGTCAGAAATGTCACTCAGTCGCCGCATGAAGTCGCAAGCCGACTTCACGACCACCGAGATTGTCGCAATCGCCGCGTTCTTCAAGATGGCCCCTGGCGATCTGTTCACGGAGAAAGACGTGCAAATAACGGATTGGTCACTTGCATCCGTTACCCCGATTCGCCCGAACAAGCCTGCGGTGACGTTTCCGACCTCGGCAAAGGTGACCCCGATTCGTTCGGCCCGCTAGTCCCAAAACGGGGAATGTGACACAGCATCAAACGTCAATAGTTTCGAGCAAACGTCACAGCAACCAGAAGGGGAGCCCACATGCTCGAACAGTACGTGCAACACCTTCACGATCAACACCGCGCACCCACCACCATCAAACTGCGCACCCACTACATGCGCATGTACATCAGCCGCCATAACCCCCGCAACGCCACACCAGACGGCCTGTCCCGTTGGGTACACGCACAGGGCTGGAAACCCGCCACAATCCAATCCGCGATCGCCACGCTGCGATCCTTCTACGGATGGGCACACCGCACCGGACTACTCTCCAACAACCCTGCCGCAGACCTCCAAGCCCCACACTCAAGACGCACTAAATCGCGCATCGCCACTGACGCACAAATCGCCGCAGGCATCCTGAAAGCGGCCACCCCACAACATGAAGCATGGATACGACTCGGCGCAGAATGCGGCCTTCGAGTGCACGAAATCGCCAAAATCCACACCGCCGACATCGACGGCGAATGGTTGACTGTCGTCGGCAAAGGTGGACAGCTCAGGACCATGTGGATGAGCGCGCGCCTGCGTGACGTTCTAGCACGCTGCGAAACACGCCACGGTTGGTTGTTCCCCGGCAAGTCGGGCACTCCCGTGCACCCGTCTACGGTGTGGCGTGCAGTCCGTGATCTGGCAGGAGTCAACACGCACGCGTTGCGGCATCGTGCCGGAACGGTCGTGTATCGGGCTGGCGGCAACGACCTACGGTTGGCGCAAGAGTTTCTAGGCCACGCAAGCCCAGCGACGACAGCACGCTACGTGCACGTCGAACAGGATCAGATGCGCTCTGCCGGTCAGTCAACTACTCTCGTGGCATGAGCGCACCAGCAGGTTGGTATCCAGACGGCAACGGGCAACGCTACTGGGATGGTGTTGCGTGGACAGAACATCGTGCACCCGGCCCAGCCAACCGCCCCTGGTCAGGGTTAGCGATCACCGGATTCTTCTGCGGAGTGTCCGCGATCCTGTTTTGGCTTCTCATGCCCCTGTCGGTGGTGTTCTCGATTATGGCTGTCGTGTTTGGTGTGTTCGGGTTGCGTGACGTGAACGCTCGAGCCGCCCACGGATCAGTGTTGGCTGTGCTCGGTGGTGTGTTTGGAATGATCGCGTTGAGCTTGTGGATCATCGGTTGGGCTGGGGCGACGTTCGGGTAGACGACAAAAAGCGCCCCCCGAGGCTGACGGTTAGGTCAGCCCCAGGGGGCGCGTAGTAGGCAAAAACTTACCTACAGGGGACGTTTCGGCTTATTGGCAGGACTCGCAGTTGAGCTCATCCATCGGATCGGTCGGTACTTGGTAGCCGCCGACCTGTTCGCCGCCGCTCACGCTTCAAGCTCGGGAGCGACGCCACCCAAACCGTTGTCGGCAGGGCTATCCACGAAACCGGCGTTCGGCACGGCCCACGTAGCAAACGCGGTGAGCACGGCAAGCGTAAACGTGATCCACGGTTGCGCCTCCACCGGAATGATCGTGATGCCGAAATCTTCCGACAGTCCCGAAACGGCAACGAGGATAGTGCCCGCCCCCGCGACTATGGCCTTTGCGTACGCCTGAGCCTTTTTGATGAAAGCAATGATGGTTTCCATGATGCTCCTTACTGGTTAATGAGGGTGTTGATGATTTGCCCGAGGCCGGCACCGCCGACACCCGCTGCGCCAATCCACACCCACAGGTATTTCTCGATGGCACGAATGCGAATCTCGTGGTCGCGCACCTGCTCAGGGATCGGGTCAACCTTCTTTTCTACGTCGAGCAGTTTCGAGTAGATCGCGCCAAGGGTGACGCGCGTTGATGGTTCGGTAACGTCAGACATGGTGGCCCCCTCCCGAGGCGAGAGGGTTACTTGACGATGGCTGTGCGCGCTGCCGCGCCGTTCTGTTCAGCGGTCGGGACAGCGTTGAGGCGGGTGCGATCCTCCACCGTGAAACCACCACCACCACCGGAAGCGGGCAAGCCGACAGCCTTACGACGCAACTCCACCAAATCGCGGGCCGCATTCCACTCACCCACCGTGAAGTTCACCGGAGCGCCCCAGAGCTTCTCTTCGCGCAACGACTGCGCTGCGGTGATGACCTGGAATGACAACTCCCCCACGAGCGCGCGGCGTGTGGCGTCGTCGGTGCTGTCCTTGTTGTAAATCACTCGCATGGTTTTCTCCTGGTTCGATGCGGTCAGAACTTGGAACGGCACAGTGAAGTGCGGCTCAGGGTCAACCCGTCCGTCTTTCATGAACAGGTCAACGTGCAGGTGCACGCCTTGGGCTTGCAGGCCGGTTTGCCCCATCACTCCCAAGAGGGTGCGACCCTGAACGACCGAGTCGCCCGACTTCACGGCGATGGATGCGAAGTGTGCAAGCCGCAACATGCCGCGCTCTGTTGGCAACTCGATGTAGTTACCCACCAGCGCATTCCAGCCGACAGTGACAGTTCCCGACGCGGGCGCGTAAATGTTGCGAGAACGCTGCGGGTCGGCAAACAACCAGCCGTAGTCGATGCCGTTGTGAAACCCGCGGCCGCGAGGCCCGTACGGGGACGTGATCGGCCCGGGCACTGGATGCATGAACATCAGGCAGCCACCCCGATGGCCAACCAGGAGTAGTACATGTCGAAGCCGGTCGAGAGGTTTGCACCATCGGTGCGGTGAATCTTCGCGGTGAACCCGGTGGTGCTGGGCACGACGGGCTGGCCCATCACCGGCACAGCGATCTCGATCAGCCCCGTTGTATTGAACGCACCTGTCGTGCGGCCGCCGATGTGTTGGCACACGACCATCGGCACTGCAGCGAACGCGACCGGAAACGTCACTGCCTCCGACACTGACGCGGCGTTCGCTCCCGCGATGCGACCGATGCCTTGCTGAATCAGGAACCGACCCGAGTCGTTCGTGGTGTCCAGCTGACGATGCGAGAACACCGTGCCTGCAGCGTCAATCCACGTCGACCCCGTGTACTGGTAGGTGATGCCGTCAGCCAGCACCCGCACCAGCAGACCAGTCATGGGTGAAGCGATCGCGTCACGCTCAGCAGTCGTGCGGCGAACCAAGACGCCACCATCAACCGTCGTGAACGGAGCGGTCTGCGTGATCGTCGTACCTGAGTTCGTCGCCGTCACACCAGCCGGAACCGTAATACGGGCCAACTCGATAGCGCCAGGAAAAGCGGCCAACGACGGGGCAACCGGAGAAGCCGCCGCCGTACCCTGCACAACACCAATGACAGGGTTTGAGTCAGTGCCGTCCAATGAAAACTCGCGCTGCCACACATACACCGAGTCAATGCGCGAGTTCGACCCCGGAGCAGCAGTCGTCACAACGTTCACCGTGCCGTCATTCGACAGCAACACCGCGCCCGCCGTAGCCCCACGAGTAAGAGCTGCGGTGAACGGAGCCACGTCATAGCTCATATTCGCTTTGCCCGAAACAATCGTGCTAACGCCGTCGTAAAACAAGCCCGGACGAACCAAGTTCGTACCAGCGCCCGTCTTAGCAATCAGGCCAGCCTGCGCAAGCTTGTGATCGAGAGGAGTTACGGTACCTGCGCCGTTTCCTGTCGTGCCGAGACCTTTTGTCACTGCCATTTCGGGCACCTTCCTGTTAAAGTGTGAGCAGAAATTGAATCCTTGGAGGGGTCATGAAAAGCACATGGATCGCCGCACTCGCCGGAGCCGCACTCGTAATCGGCGGCGGCGTAGGGGTCGGCGTAGCAAACACGCCCGCCGCCGACCCCACGCAAACGGGTGAGCGTGCATTCACCGCCCAAGACGTAAAGCCAACCCCCGAACCAACCCCAATTGAGGTAGTCGTGGAAGCGCCAGCGCCCGTAGTCGAAGCGCCAGCGCCAGAACCGGGACGATGCCCAGCAGGAACCACAGCCGGTCAAGTAGACGAAGCTGGCAACGAAAGCAACTGCCAAGCGACCACAAACGGACAGCCGTGCGTCGAGTACAACGACGCAAACCAATGCGTCGCCTGGTACAAGCCCTAAAGTCCCGCCGCATCCAACCTGGCAGACAAAGCATCCACTCGAGCGTTCACATGCTCAGCCGCCGCAACAGCAAGCAAGCCCACCATTTCGTAGTGAATACCTATCGGCTTGCCTTGGTCGTAAATGACAACCTGCCATAGCCCCAACTCGTGCAACTCTTCAGCAATCGCACCGAACTCCGTCGCAACCTTGTAGTTGGAATCTTCGGCACGCTTCTCAAGTTCCGCCTTGTAGTTGAACAGGCGCGGCACAATTCGCAACACTGCCTCGGGGTCGATCTTTGCGTCACGAATGTTCGCCTTCTTTTCGCGCGACGATGACGCATACCCCAAACGGCCATCATTGCCAAGCCACGCACCACGCCGCGTGTAAGTGATGTCGTAGGCGTAGCCGGCTGGGGTGAACACGTACCCAGTGACGTTCACATCTGCGCCAGCGTTCACATCGTTTCCGGCTGTGACATCGTTCGTCGCAGTGACGTTCGTTTGATCCAACAAACCATCGACAAGGTCAGTCAACT